TCCAACGCTCATGGGCCCGTGCGGATAGGCACCCTGCCAGATGACCGGCTGATCGTTGTAGCCGCTACGCATGCGTCACCACCTTGATCGTCGACGTCGAGAACAAGCGCCCCAAGCGCAACGCCTCCACGACATCGTGCGCCATCACAACACGCGATGGCCCATCGACGTAGATCACGCGGTAAGCTGTCATCGCTTGGGTGGGTTCGCGAGACGCTTCACGTCTTCACGCAACTCGGAAAGCTGTTCCTTGATGGTGATTATGTCGGCGCTCATGGTGGCCATTGCAGCAGGCACGCTGTCGACCCGGCGTAGGTCTCTCTCGACGACGTCCACACGTTGAGCCATGCGGATGGTGTCGTCTCGGAGAGAGAAAAACGACGACGACACCCATGCGACGCTAGCCGTCAGCAAGGCGCCGATAAGACCGATTGCCCACGTTGGGACGGTGACGCCAGACGGACGATCCATTGTTGACGTCATCATTTCTTCGCCACGCGCTCAATCGAATCCGCAGCCTGGTCAAGCGCCACGCCGATGGCGTCGTTGCCTTTGTCCTTGTCGCTCAACAGTTGGCGACTGACACGCCGCAGAATGCCGACGATGAAATCTTTGGCGAACAACGCCAGCAGGACAACCAGCATCGACTGGAGCGACTGTGGCGAGGCGAGAGACAGCATGAGGTCAGGCATGCCGCCTACAGTAGCGGACTCAGGGCGACTCGACAACCTACCGCCAAGGGTTAGGGACCGAGAAGAGCAGGTTCTTCTTGGTCGGTCTCTGACGCACAAGCGTAACCATCGTGACGAGACCCGACGACGTCGCATCGTCGAGAGAAATAGCGCCCGTGCCTGTCGATCCGTAGCGCCAGTCGCCAGCGCCAGCAATCGACACAGCGCCAAGCGTAACGGCGCCAGTGGCTTGCGTGGTCAGGGTACCGACGCCAGCCACGGACACCGCGTCAAGCGTGACAGCGCCGCTACCCTGGACCGTCGAGGTACCGACGCCAGCGACAGAGACAGCGCCAAGCCCAACGGCGCCCGACGCTTGAACCGTCGATGTGCCGCTACCTGCAACCGTCGCCGCGTCCAGCGTGATTGCGCCAGACGATACAACGTAGGACGTGCCGACGCCGTCGATGGCGACAGCGTCGAGCGTGATAGCGCCCGACGCTGTAACGCCAGCCGCGACACCGCTAGGAGATAGCAGCGTCAGCAGCACGGGGTCACCTCAAGGAGAGAAGCTGATTCAGCGTTGCTTGCGTCGTCGCAATGTCGAGGTCGACGGCAGCAGCTTGCGCGACGTCGCCGATGGCCAGCGCCGACTGGCGAAGTTGCGAGAGGTACGCCACGCGGGCTTGAGCCATGGCTATCAGTTGGTCAATCGTCATCACACCACCATGCATCGCAACATGATGTTGGATGTGTTGAGGATCATATACACATAGATGATGGTTGTGGCGCCGTCGGTGTAGCGAGCATCAAAACAGGTGTCGCCCGCAAGCGCCGCGCCTTGCGTGTAGGTCATCGTTATCCAGCCGTCTTGCTCGCCCGTGACGACGTTATACCTGAACCACCGGCCGGTGATGTCCTTCTGGATATAGATATGCTCGCCGTCGTAGTTGTATTTGGTGCCCGCGCCAAACACTTCAGCAGCAGGCGCATAGGCAACCGCAGACAGCCAGGTGTTTCCAGCGATATCGTATCGGTCCAGGATGGCGCCAGCACCGCCGCGAAACGAGTAGATATAGCGCCCGTTCATGATGGCGCTTTCGTTCGTCCACATTGAGTCGGCGGACTCGAAAATCCAATGCCCCGACATGCCGACGGCAGGAGCGCCAGCACGCGCAGCACCGGGCGTCAGCGTCGTCCATGTGCCAGCACTGATTGAATATCGGTAGAGCGTGACGGCGGCGCTGCCCATGTAGTAGAGGAAGTCGTCGTTACCCTCGACGCTGTAGACCGACGTCGCATCGGGGTTTGTCGTCCACGCCACCGACGTCGTCAGAACCGTCGCCGTGTTGCTCGCAATGGTGCGGATTTGACCAGCTCCAGTGCCCGACACAATCCGAACCTGCGATTGCGTCCACTGATTGACGGCCCACGTCTTGGCGCTGTTGGTCAGCGTCGACGCGCCACCCGCCGTGGCCGTGCCGGTTGCAAATTGCTTGTAGCTTGAGCCGACCCATGACGGGGTGCCGATCAGTTTTCCATCGGTGCCGATGACGGCAGCAGGCGCGATGCCGTCAGTCGCGCCTGTCTCGGCAGCGGTCCAAGTGTTCAACGCGAGGTCGTAGAACTTGAACACGTTAGCCGTCGTCGTGCCCGCCGCCGTGATGGCGTTCAAGACGTACCACCGTGGCGTCAACAGACGAAACGTCGTCGACGCACTGAACGCCGACGCTTGCACTGGTACCGTGATGACGGCAGCCGCGCCGATGGTGTTCCTCTCAATCGCCAGCGTTGCGCCAGCGTTGGGCCCGCCGGTGATGTGAATGCTGTAGCCTCGCAGGTCGCGAGCAAGCGTGAGGCCCGTCGTAATCGTCGACGTCGTGCCAGCCGTTGCCGTGCCCGATGGGCCGACAGCAGTGGAGACGCCACAAGCGCCCGCGCCAAACGTGCCCGCGAGTGCACCCGACGGAATCTGCGTAAATCCATCTTCCTGTGGGTTGTACAAGTAGTGGACCGTCGCCGACGAGACCAGCAATTGCTGTTGCTTGTAGTGCCGTGACGATGCGACGAACGCGCCCGCCGTCGTGGCGACAGGGGCAGGGGTGCAAAACTCCCAGCGCTTCAGGTCCAACAGTTTTCGATTGCCGTTTGTCGTCGCCATCAGGTCACCACGATGTTGCGGCGCAGAGCATCAGAGCCCATGCGCATCAGTGAGGGGATTTGTTCAATGGCAGGGAGACCACCGATTTGGGTTTGGTTCGTCAGCGTCCCCAGCGTCGTAACGTTGACGGTTTGCCCGTTGATGCTGACGCCTTGCCCCGCGATGTTTACTCGCAACTGCCCAGCGGCGTCAGGCATCGCCATGCCGACGGAGCGTGTCAGCGATTGCAGCAGTGTGCGGATTGCAGACAGTTGCTCGACGAGCTCGCCCACGCCTTGAATCGGCATCGGGTTGGAGAGGGAGACGTCGCCATCACTGACGCCGTCGGCGCCGACGACCATTTTGATGCGCTGGTGAAGGTTGCCGCCGATGTCGTCGGCGGCAATCGTTGCGCCACTGCCAGGTGTGTAGCCAATGTTGTCGGCCATCAGACGTTCCCATCAGTGATGGTCAACGACGTGATTTCAACAGGCTGGCCCGCGACAATCGTCGTCGTCGTGACGTTGAGGTCGGAGCCGCTGTTGGCAACGTCGCCGTCGCACACAAACGCGCCCGTGGAATCGACGAGATAGAAGAACGCCGCCGTGCCGCTGTTGTTGGCGCTTGTGTCGGTGCGTGGCGTGGTGATGGTGAACACGCCGCCCGTCGAGGTGCCGCAAGGATCGGCCAGCAGAATGTCCGCCAGAAGAAGCCCAGCGGGCGCAGCGCCCTTTGTCGGTTTGCTGCCGCTGTAGATGCGAAGAAAGCCACCGGTCGCGCCAGCGTCGACCGCAGCGCGGATAGCGTCGACGCGAGTGTTGCGGACTGTGTCTGCGATACGGACGGCCATCAGGTCACCTCAGAGGAGAGAAGCCCCGCCGCTATCGGCGGGGCTTGGGTCGATCAGACTTCGCCGATCTTGATCAGTTGCAGCGAAGCAGACCGAATCAAAACCGCGTTACCATTGGTTTCAACACCAATGCGCATTTCCACGGTGTCGCCGACGGCGCTAAGGTCAACGATGGCCACAGCGCAACCAGTCGATCCACGCACAGCGGTAGCTGGCTCAGTGCGCAAGGACTTGGAGCCCTTGGCGGCAGCAGTCACGCCTGCTTCTTTGGCAAACACCTGAACAAAGTGGAACTTGCTCAGGATGCCAAGCGCATCACTCGCGGTAGCGGACACAAGGTATCGACCAATGCCAGCAGGAGTCGCAACGGTAGCGACGCCACCTGACACAGTGATGCCGCCGTTGGTGCTGTTCTTCTTTTCCGTGAACAGCGCATCGGTAACGACTTGCGGCGTGGCAGCGGCCGCGACGGTGATCGTGAACCCGGTAGCGTTGTCGACGTCGACAAGGACAGTGTTATGGGTGCCGCCAGTATTGAAGCCTGCAAGTGACATGATGAACTCCTAGCGCCGTTGGCGCTGTTGTTGGTTGATGCGCTCGGCTGATTCACGCGCAATCTTGCGCGCCTGTTCCGAGGTGAGAGAGGGGGAGGATTGCTTGATCTTTTCCGCGACTTTGTCGACGGTGTTGGTCTTGATCTCAGACACGGGCGCCACCCTTCGCAGAGACAGCGCGGACCATTTGCGTGATGGTGCTGGCGACGTCAGCAGACTGCGTCTTCTCCATCTGTGCCTCAGCCTGTCGACGAGACTCGACAGACTTGCCGATGAAGTTGGCCCGTGCCTCGTTCCACTTCTTGAGCATGTGCTCAGGGTGTTCGCGCTTGATGACGTCTTCCTCAAACGACGCGAACTCATCGCCACCCGGCATCGACTCGCCAGGCGCAAACTTCCAATCGCCGACGGACTCGACGAGAAACACCGGCATTTGCTTGCCGTCGACGTCGATGCGCTTCGACAGCACACGCGCCAGTGCCTGACGTTGCGAGGTTGCTTCGCCTTCGCGAGTAACGCCACCGTCGGGAAACTCGACAGTGTGCGGGTCTTTGATTGAGCGAAGTTTGATGGTTCGTTTCACGTCGGCGCCTCATGGGAGGGAAAGGAAAAGAGCGGGGCCACATGACCCCGCTCTTCAAGGGAAGCAATCAGTCGAGGTCGTAGATAATCTTCACACCGTGCTCATCGGTGTGCTCGGCGACAGACCAGCACCAACGACCAACGGCCAGCAGGCTGTCGTCGGCGAGGTCGTACTGAAAGCCCAGCGAAGGCTCGTAGCGTTCGGTCATCTCGGCAAAGCCGCGCACCGAACCGGGGGCGCCAGTCTCACCACGGCCAGCGACGATGAGAGCGGCGACACGGTCGACGCCAGCGTTGGCGGTAGCCATCGCATTCTTGTTGGCCGCGTAGATCGGGATCCCGCAGAAGCCACCACGGAAGCCATTGCGGCTCACGTCGGGGCGCTGATTGAAGAACGACAGATCGGCAGCGCCGTTGCCGGTGAAGACCGACGACAGAGCAGCGCCGGAGCCCGACGACGCGAGGGTGCGCAAGTCGCCGACGCCAATCTCTTCAAGGACAAAGACAAGGTCTTCGCTGGAGGGGTTGTTGTCGAGCAGCTTCGTCATGGCGTCGAGCAGGGTCGCAAATGACAGCGGCTGGTTGGTCGTGCCAGCCGACTCAGACAGGCCGGAGAACAACGCGAGAGCGTCGGTCTCAGCGCGCAGGTAGTGGCTCTCAAGGATCTCGGTCATCGCGTCACGGACGAGGGGCAGAGCGCCAGCGCCGTTGCCCTGGATGGCGTCGATCACCTGTGAACGAGCAACGCCGGGCAGCGCCAACTCAATCGCGTCAGCGGTCAGTTGGACGCCCTGAACCTTGGTTGACGGCGTGATCGAAATGTTGGCAGCAACGCCAAGGGTCGCGGGATTGCTGAACGCGGTGGCCTCGGTGTCGTCGACAGCCATGGCGATCGCGCTCTTCTTGCGGATCTTGCGGACCTTGCTGCTACGGCCAGAGATGTCGGCCATGTTCAAGAATGGCAAAAGAACGTACTTGCCACGCAAAGGGTCAAGCGCAATTTGCGACATGACCTCGGTCAGGAGCCAGTTGGCAACAGTGGTGGACGTAGAGACAGCCATGCGATTTCCTATGCGGCGCCTAGCCGCTCAGTGGTTATTGCGCCTTGGCGCGAGCGAAACGCCCGACGCCAAGGGAAGCGCTCGACGACGAGCGACCGGACATCTTTGAAGCCAGCCAGGCCGACCAGCCCTGTGGATCGCGTGCCTTCGCTTCAGCGGCTTTCTTGCCACTCACATCGGCAAGGGCTTCGTCAAAGTCGACGACACTCACAGCAGGCGGCGCGCCCATCGACGGAGGCTGGCCAACCGTCTTCAGTGGTGCCGTCGACGTCGAGCGAAACGCCGCGAGGATCTCGCGCTTAGCGTCAATGTCGGCTTGCTTGCCGTAGATGGCACGCACCGCCTCGGGCAACGCCGCAGCCTCAGCGTCGAGCCGCTTGGATTCTGCTTCCTCATGCGCCCGCCAGCGATTGGCGAGGGGCTCGTAGCCCTCAAGCTCAGCCAGGCGAGCCTTCGCCACTTCCAACGCTTTCGCCATCTCGCCAGCACGTTCCGCGTCGGCTTGCGCAGCCTTGCGAGCATCGCGGTCGGCCTGTTTTGACGACGCCATCTGCGCCTTGAGCGCAGCAAGCTCGACAGCCTCCGGTGACGGAGACGCAACAGGCTCAGGCGAGGGTGCGGCGTCCAAGGTTGGCGCGCCGTCGATGGCGGATGAGGTGGTCATGTCAAGGACTTTATCACATATGTAAGTGGTTATGCAAGCGACGCTAGAACGGCGTTCTAGTGCGACGTTCTCTGAGTCTGCGACAGGGTAATGGCTAGGATTCGCATTCCGTTTGGTGCCGACGAAGTCAGTCGGATTTCTACGATTGGTGTCTGCACGACGGCAGGCGACAGCGGGATGGGGATAGCCGCCGCCAAGATATTGACCGAGGTTCCCAAGTTGCTGTGAGTGGCAACGGTAACCCCGTCATCAGTCCGCACGGTAATTTCAACTGTCGAGGTACCGGCGCCGGTGCCCTGCAAGACGACCTGCAACAGACCCCGCGAGTAGGGCGCCAGTGGGCTGTCAGCGAAGGGCCGCACATACAGGCGCATCGGCACCAAGTAGCGTTGATCGATTACCGTCAACTCGGCAAGCGCCTTGGGGTCGCCTGCAATGTTTGCCGTTGCCGCAAGATACTCACACGACAGCAGCGGGTGCTTGTGTGCATCGCCCCATGGTGGGCCACTACGATCAACGCCTAGCCTTCCTTGCGGGTTGACCGCAGTGAGACCCGCCGCAATGGGAGAATCGCCACTGGCGAGTTCGTAGAGCGCCAGAGCACGGCCCGCGATTGATTGCGCGAGTTTGCGCGAGTTGGCCGGAGCCAGCGTGCGGCACTCGGCATCGGTCAACGGTTCGGACGAGACAATGCGTTCCATTGTGTGACCTCATGGATCGAAAGCAGCAGACCAGCCCATTAGATAGATTTCATCAGAGAAGGCACCGCCGGGTGTAGTGTGGCTTGCTTGCAGACTCAGCGTTTGCGCTTGCCCTGACGTGTAGTTTCCGTCGACGATGTCGACGTAGCCGAAGCCCGTTGCGCCAATCATGGTGACGGCGACAACAGACGATGCGCCAGCGGCCGTCGACGTGTTGAAGCGCCAGTTGGTTGCAGCGCCAGCCTTTTCCCAAATGAGCACGCGACACTTGAGCGGATTGGTTGCAAAGAGAAAGTTGGGAAACTGCAGCCGCACTTGGCTAATCGTCGTCGTCGCAATCTCAGCAGTGGGGTATCGCGCAAACCCTGCAATGCCGGGGGCTACCTTGTCGACGCCGTCGACGTCGATGTTGACAGCCGACGTGCCCCATGAGCCCATCGGCATAGCCAACGATGGAGCGGGTGCCGTGTTGTTGTCGACCGTCGTCGGCATCGTCCTGGCGTTGTGCCCTGGTACGGGTGCGCCCGTGACGTACTCCCACAGCGCGTTCATTCCGCGATTGAGTCTCGTCAGAACGTAGCCATCCATCGGCCCGTTCACTTCGACCTGCACGTCGTCAAACGTCAACAGCGAGGACGACAGCGTAGCCGGGACAGGGTAGATGTTGACTTGCGCCGTGCCCGACGTCGACAACGGAGAGAAGCCATTGTTGGGGTCGCGGAAGGCGCGACCCTTGCGGTAGACGCGAACGCCACGGATTCTCTCTGGATTGCTTGCCGTGATGGGGACTGTGGCTCTTATCAACAGCACTTGCCAGCCGGGGGCCAGCGGCAGAATCACGTTGTGCGTTTCTTCCATTTCCTCCCTATCTAACTCGCCGCCTTGAACCAGTGCCCACGATGCAAAAGAACGAATCTCGACAGAGTACGAGCGAACCGTTCCGTTCCTGACGATGTCTGCTTGCACAACGTAGTCATCTGATGCCGAACTACTCGGAGGGATGTAGATCGGTGCCGACCAGACGTAATACTCCTTGAGCAACGTCGACGTCAGATCGATCTCACACGCCGTCGACACTGGCGGAAGCATCATTGGACAACCACGCACGCCGCCACTGTGGTTGATGGTGTCGACCTCAGCGTTGAGGCCAGTCATCTTGTCTGACGTAAGCGCCGCGTCGCCGACGGCGTTTCTCAGCCACCGATGAAAGATGCTCGTATCCCTTGCGACGTCACGGGGTGGACTTCCAAGCGGGTTCAGGTTCTTGATGCGAGCCATTAGCGCCACCGTGGATTGAATGTCTGTCCAGTGCCAAGCACCGTGCCGGATGCATCGGCAAGCGGTGCCATCTCCGAAGGAGCGTAGCCGCTTACGGTTGTAGAGTTTGGCGACAACGCGTGATCGACAGCGATGTAGTCAATTCCTGCTTGAACGACAAACGTTGGAGCAGACGCCAGCGTGATCGTCGTCGTCGTCGTGTTGACTATTTCTATTGTCTCATACGCACTAGCCGACACGTCGTAAACGCGCACATACAGGGCGGTCCCAAAGTCATCGCCAGGCGACGTCGTGCGGACCTCGGGACCAGTCGTCGACAGCGTCAATACCGCGCCAACAGCAGACGCGATGACAGCAGCAGGGCACACATGCACCAACGGTTCAAGCAACTGAAGCGTGAGACCGACGACGCCACGGTCGTAGTCGGGACGTCGAGAGACGACGCGGGCGTACATGCCGGAGATGGTGCCGCCCGCCATGTTTGGCGCGTTGAACCCGTCGGGCAGACCAGACCCGATCTGTGTCACGTCGCCAAGGCGCAACGACAGCAGGTCAAGCGTCACTGTGACCGATACCTCGATCCTCGCCAGCGGGCCTTCACCACCGACAATGTCGTACGCAATATTCTGGATGTCGCCAGTCGATGCCGACGACGGGTGCGCCCATGGGTCGTCGCGTACCAGACGCGCAGCATCCTCAGAGCCGACCGACGGTAGCGCAATCTCTCGTCGACGTGGAGACCTTGGGTATCGCTTGAGGTTATCGACGTCGATGAGGTTGACGGTTGCACGGGTCTCCTTTGCTACCGGGCTGTAGTCGCACTCGACCGTTGCCAGTGGCGTGATGACCGACTCATTGGCGACAACGTCGATCCCGCTATCGGGTACCAGATTCGCCTTGCCAATAATGACCGACGTCGTTGACCGGGGGTTGCTGATTGAGATGGCTTTCAACTGTCCGTCAGACGTGACGACGACGGCGCTGCTAGACAACATGCACCATTCTTGGATCAAGTCGCCGACGGGCTTTTCGTCGTCGATCACGATCGTGTGCGGAAACGTCGTGCGCGCAATGAATGACGTCGTGTCAACGTCGGCAGCGTCAAGGCCAGCACCCAAGCGCCAGCCAAAGTCGAACGTGTTAGCTGGCGCAACGCCAGGGAAGACGTCGAGGCCGACGCCAGAGCCGTACTTTGACAGCAGAGCCCAGACGAGAGGGTATGCGCTTGCACCACTGGAGACACCGATCTGACGCACTGACTCAGCGCGTATCGGTGACGGCAGGCCAAACCGTTGCTGGAACCTCTCACGCGAAATGGTGATTGAGGTTGCGGCAACGGAAAGGAGCTCTCTCACTTGTCCCGTCGACAGCACAACGTAGGCAGGCGTGGTGCCGACCGCGAACGCTGTAGCGTCGTCGACAGGCAGCGTTATTGACGACGCCGCCACAGTTGGCGTCTCTGTGATGTTGGCTTCTCTCAAGCCAACACCGACAGCGCGCTCCATGTACTCTTGCATGACGCCAGCGCAACGAATCGACCACGCGTAGGCACCCTGGTAGCGCGGTGGCTCGTCGATAATCAGCGTCGACAGAATCTGTTGAGACAGCGCGACGCCTTGGTCAACCGTCCATGCGTAGAGCCATGCACGACGCCCCTCCCATGATGGCACATAGCGGTAGACCGGGTCGCCATCGGATGCACTGCCAAACAACTCAACAGCCGTCGTGCCAAGGTAGCCGCGAGTGCAACCGGTCAACGTCGTTGCAGATGCGACCACGCCAACCAGGATAGACTCAGCGCCGACATAGATGGTGTCGCCAGCGACCATGCCCGCCGTCGACGTCATCACAAGCGTGGTAGCGCCAGCGGCAAAGCCAGCCGTTATCCATGCCGTGCGTCGACGGTTGACCGACAGGATTTGGTCAAGGGAGCCGTCGTCGTTGCCAATCAAATCAAAGTCGACAGTGGCCGAGACCTCTCGTCGGATCTCAAGGTCCAATCTGCTTTCGCCTTCCTTGACGGTCTTGACCGCGACGACTTGCGCCCTGTTAGTGAGGATCGCGAACGTCGACGGTATGGGCCGCTCGACAAACACATATGGCGCGCCGTCGACGACAAGACCGAGGATCAAGTCGATGTGCTTGCCGCGTTGCGCGAGGTCGTCATACAGCGTCATCAGACCACCTCAGCGTGGAGGATGAGGTCCAGAGAATAGAGAGGCACGCCCGCGCCGATGGCTTGCGGCTCATAGGTTGTCAGCGCGTCTTCAGAGAAATGCACCACGTCGACAAGCGTCGAGAATGTCCGAGGGGCTATGGTTGTGCCGGATGACAGCAAGACGTCATGCATCTCTACAGACGCGCCAGCACCGAATCGTTCGATGAAGCCCTCAAGCGTGTCAGCAGCGGTCAAGAGCGCATCGACGACGAACGTCCGCGACAGGTGAACGAACCCAAGCGACACACGCCAGGACTGCATACGGTCGCTCCTAGACACGCCAGAGACGCGACCGCTCGCCGCACGGGTGACACTGGCCACCCGCTCGGAGAACGGTTCCAGAATCGCGTAGGCGTCGTTTGAGGCCCATGCAGCAGCACATGACCGGGTCGACACCTTGGGCGTTGCGTCGTTGGCAGTGCTTGCGACGATGCCGATAAGCGCCATGTCAAACGTCGTCGAGCCGTCGACGACAACGCCGAAGGTGTCGGTTCCAGTGGCACGCGTGATGGTCAGCAAAGTATGCGACGCATCTACATTGATGCTTTGCGCAGCAGAGACCGTGTAGGTGTTGCCGCCGCCGCCGAACGCATCAAGCCCGTTTCTGATTGCGAGAGACAGCTCATTGGTTGGCCCTGTCGCCACCGCGCCAGTGGTTACAACGTAGGGGCCGGGTGTCGTCGCATCCTCAGTTTGAACGCCCCACATGAGGACCGATCCCGTAGCGGCTGGGATGCCTGCAGGGTAGGTTAGAAAAAGATTTGAGTTTGCGGCAACGATTCCATTGGCGGTGAAAGAAACTCGCCACCATCCGCTTCCTACATCTGTTGGGGTGTAGAGTGTGCCGCTACCTCCCACGGTCGACAGCGTAGGGGTACCATCTGTTGCCCATGTGATTCTGACGATGTGGCGATCAACACCTGCCGTGTTGTCGTAGCAGTCAAAGTCGGTGATTGATGCAGCGCCAGATGCTGGACGTTTGACGAAAACTGAAACCACCTTCGTACCGTTGCCAGTGTAGGTCACGCCGATTGAAGCGCCCGTGCTGCTTACGGCGGAAGTCATCGTCAGGAGATACGCACTGCCACCGTTGGGGCTGATTGCAGCGTTGGCGGTCGCCGAACAGTTCGCAGATAGCGTCCACGTCGCCGAGAAGTTTTCGCTTTGCGTGATCAGGTTCGTCGCGTAGGCGCCGCGCAGATAGTAGGTGCCAATCGCAAGGTCGACGTTGCCGACCGCGCCACCCGCCTCACGGAAGCGCAAGCGTTTATTGGCATCGGTCACAACGATGGCGCCAAGCAAGACAGGGTAACTCATCGTCCACCACGTCGACGGCCAGTGTTGACCGCCTTTGATATTTCTCGCGCCGTGTCCTCGGGGAGAGGACCGCCGACACCGTATGCCACATTCACGACGAGCGGGCCACCACCGCCGTTGCCACTGCTACGGCCAGGGCTGGCGCCTTTGTCGCGAGATGCGGACCTGTCAGGTGATGGCGCTTTTGCTGCGCTCGACACCATCGACGCCGCAACCTCAGCGCCACCAACGGCGATGGCTTGACCAGCTGCAATGAGTGCAAGACCGCCAGCAAGCGGGACAGCACCAGCCGGGTTGCCGGTGAAGAGTTGGGCCAATCCCGTTGCAGCCGACTCAGCGCCTTTCAACGTGATGAGGTCGCCAGCCTGTTGCGCCAGACCTTGAAGCAATATCGCCCCGGCATCTTCCTGCCCCTTGGCAGCAGCCACAGCAGATTGAGCGATGATCGATGACGTCTGCATCAGTTGGCCGGTCACGAATGCGGCTTGGGATTCAGCGATGCTTTGCTTCTTGCTCGCCTCATCTTCCGCGATCTTCACGCGCTCTTCTGCTTGGCGTCTCTCCTCCTCGGTCGCTTGCTTGTCCATGCGTGCTTGCTGTTCACGCGCTGCCGATTCGTTCTTCAGTCGATGCGCGATGGCTTCATCTCGCATCTTGGTAACAAACATCATGTTTTGTTCTGCGACTGTGCTCTCTTCCATCGCCTCAGGTTTGACGACGGTAGGGCCAGACCGTGCCCCGGTTGCCCTTCCGCCGCCTGACTTGGGCTTGTCCCTCTCAATCAGTTTGTTCATAACCTGAGCTTTTGCTTCAAGCTCATCAGCTTTTTGAATCATCAGGTCAGCTTCTTTTCGCATCCGTTGTCGGTCTGCGAAGGCGATGACCTTGTCAGCAGCCATCGACTGATTGGACAACCGGTTGGCGTCGGCTCGTAGTTTCATCGACTCTTCTGCAACCGCAAAAAAGTCTTGAACCTTAGCGCCTTCTGGATCGAGTTCCCTTATGAGTCCTTGCGTTTCAGTCCTGATGTCCTGAATTGATTTAGACAGTTTGACGATGCCGTCAGTCATCTTGTGAAACTTGACGTCGTCCAACCTTTCTGCCTCAAGGCGAGCATCTTCAAAATGGTCTGTGACTCCTTGAATCAACGCTATGCCGCCAATGAGCGCAGCAGCGAAAGGACCGCCAGCGCCGAACGCCGCAGCCATCTGCCCAGCACCGGCAACCATCTTTCCGACTTGCCCGCCCATGCCCTCCATCGACGACGACACCAACGAGATAGCGGCGGCCTGTTTGCCCAGGACGTCGGGCATTTTGCCGATGCGTTGTCGCAACGTCTCGGTAGACGTCGCCGTCGTCGACGCTACCTTGCCCTGTTCCTTGATTGCCGCCGTCGCCTTCGCTGTCTCAGTTGCTAGCGCCCGCTCATTGCCGACAAGAGAAGCCGCCGCTTTGTCGACTTTCGCCAACTCCGTGTTGGCTTGCGTCGCATCGGCAGTGATTGTGTATTTGACCTGTTGATCGCTCATCGGTGCCTCTTCTCAATCTCAGCCGTGCGGGCAGCACGTCCACTGGCGATAATCTCAAAGGCGTCGATGGTGTGCGGCGACAACGACGACAACGCGGCAACGCCGGGGTTGCCTTCGCATGACCGCCACAGCGACAAGGTGCCGACGACGTCGCTGTTGTTCAACAGGTGACGTCGTGGACAAGTGTCGCTCGCATATTCAGTCCCGACAAACGACGTCATGCGCCCGCCTCCGTGACAACCAAGCAAGTCGCGCCGTGGAGCGGGACACCGACGACAATCAAACTCCGTCAGGTCAACGGCTGTAGCCGCCCACAGCGCAGTGCTTTTCCCGGTGGCAACTCCAAGAAGTATCGCACGGCGTCGTGGAATGGCACCAGAAGACCCGCCAGTCGCAGACCGGGCAGAGACTCGGCCAGCGTCGAGCGCATGCCTTGCAAGCCCGTTACGCTCGCCAGGCATACGGTGATCATCTCTTCGTAGAGAAGACACAGCCGTTCGTCGGCATCGCGCTTGCCCTCGTCGTCGGTCGCATCTCGCCAAGCACGCCAGGCCGATGCACGCCGCGCTACCCACCCGCGCCGTTGCGCGTCAGAGCACATGCGCAGCGTGACCGACACGCCGTCGAGGTCTTCGTTGTCGACGTATTCGCCGGGGTCGGCCAGCGTGTAGCCAGACACAAGACCCGCGATGGTGCGGGCCGATGCCCCAACGCCCGACGTGTCACGCGCTACGATGGCCGCAGACAGCGTTGTGTCGGCAGATGCGACCGCTCGCCAATCCGTCGAGTCATCGAGCGGCACGTTGGACTTGGTGCGTGCCGCAATCTCGGCAACGACAGCCGCACGGGAAGCGTCGTGCGCTTCCCGCAAGATGGCTTGCAGCGAGACCGGCTCGCCAACGTCGCCGGGGTAGAGAAGAAGCGCCGCCATCAGCCCACCGCCAACACGGCAGGGAGTGCGCCAGTGCCGACCGCCGTGAAGCGCATGCGTGACAGACCGTTGACGACAGCCGTCGTTGCAACGAAATCAGCCGTGGGCAGCAAGGCGTACATGATGGCGCCGACGTCGGAGCCGACAAGCAAGGCAACCTCACGCACCGTCGAGACGGCGCCAGCGTTGACGTCGCTTCCAAGGAGCGGAACCATCGCGGCGTCCGTGAGCTCACCCGTCAGGGCAGGCGACGTTGCGCCAATGAGAACTTCGCCTTCGATGGTGAAGCTCTTCCCATCGCCAGCGCCGCACACACCACCGAGACGACCGTTGCCGCCGATGGTGTCGACGTCTCGGATCTGCGTTGCGTTGTTGTAGTTGATCGACAGGTTGCTGGCGAAATACTCGACGCCGTCGATCAGCAGGCGCACACGGTCGGCGACGATGGGTGAGCCCGCCGTCGGCTCAGCGTGGGCCGGGTCGGCTTCTGCAACGTCAGCCCATGAGGTCGGAGAGAAGACCGACGACATGCCGACGATCTGGCCACTGGCGAGCGACAGCGCCATGCTCATTGGAGCGCAGCCGAAATAGTCGCGGCGCCATGACTCGCCCTCGCCAGTCAGGAAGGCGTGGACGTGGTGCGTGACGGAGTCGGAGACCGTGTAGACGGCCATACGGAAGACCGTTTCGCCGGTCGTTGGCGTGCCGGTGTAGGGGTGGTCCAGCGTCAACGACGTGGTGCCGCCACCGCTTGCAATGCGACCCATCTGGATCGTCGTGTTGGGTGCCGTTCCGGTCTTGAACGCAATGACCTGCCCGTTGGCCGTAGTCAGGCCAGCGACAGCGAGAATGCCCGACAGTGGAGTGTGACCAGTCGCCGCGATGGTTGGAGCAACGCCCGTGGTCGCAGGCGCAACGGCGCCGAACATGGACTGCAACAGCAGCCCCTGCTCCATCTTCCCTTCCCATGCAGCGACAGCGCCGCCGCTGTTGCTGTCGACGCCACGGAACTCCGTCGCCAACGTGATATCGGCAACGTCTTGGGCGCCGCGAGCATGGGTGTAGCGGCGTCCGCCAATGGACCGCAGACTGCGAGCAAGCGCCACGCGATTGCGAGGGTAGAGCCCAGCGACGTCGTCGGTGCAGCGCAGAGGGAACAACGTGCCGGGGGTGCCGGTGAACGTCGACGAATCGGTGTGCAGAGCGTGGCGGACTGTCAGCAGGCGGCTTACGTCGGTCATTGGCGATACCTCACAGAGAGAGAAATGCGGAGGCGTCGAGCGCCAGTGAGTTGCTCGACGACGAACGGGGCCAGGGTGTTATCCAGAGTAGCGATGCGCTCAATCGTCGACGTCGATCGACCCCAGTTGGCGCCGTCGAGCAACGCATAGATGATGCGCGTGGCATCGTCGACGACAGCAAGGTCAATCTCTGACGTGTAGGCGACGTCATCGGGGTACTCGACGACAAGGTCACACATGACACGCCATCGGGAGGCGAGAGGTTGCGTCACGTCCTCAGGCGCGCCCGACGTGGTGCGAATCCAGAAGCGCCGCGATGACCCGACGGCGGCAAGGTCAGAGCCCGTGGGGTCTTCCTTGAACGACGACGCAAGCCCACGCGTCTTCACGACAGGCGCGACGCCCTTGATGATGGCGACGACTTGGGCACGCGCCAGCGCCCACGTCATCGCGTCACCATGATCTTCTGCTTGGGCTCGTTGCCGGGTGACGGAGGATCGGGCGTCGCCTCAAGTTGTGACCGGATAGCAAGGTCAACGCGGTCCTTTGTCGTCGCCTTCGATTGCTCGTAGGCCGCTTCAAGACGCTCGACGTAGGCCACATCGGCGGCAGGCCACTGGCGAGCAAGATGCAGCACGACAGCGGCCGCGTGGACAGGCACAAGCACGTCGTCAGTTATGATGTCTTCGTCGAGGATGCCGATTGCCGCAAGCCATGGCTGAACCAACGACGTCCACGCGGCGCCGATGGACTCTTCCAAGGTGGTGTCAGTCGACGACGCCAGCCGACGAACGACAGGGTAGAGGTGTTGCAACATCGTCGTCGTCAACGCGATCGACGTGATGCGGCGGACAACGCGGAAGGCCTCATCCCATTCAGTGAGGACGCCGTCGACGGTGGCCCTGAACAGCACATAGCCGGGGCCAGGTTCCGACGTCTGCGCCGCCGTCAGCGCGACCGAGACCTCGATCCCTTTGACGGTGCTGTTATTGGCGACGGCGGCAAGCAGTGGTTCCGCAAGCCACATCTCCGTTGTGGTGCCAGTGTTGGTTGCCTCGACAATCAGCACTCGCCCATGAGCGCTGTCTAGGATCTGGTAGTGGCGACCAGCGACGATGGCGGAGGCGTTCGCCAGCGTGATCGACTCGTCGCCTTCTTGATGTGTGCCTTGCGTCGTCGTCGACAGGGTGTCGATGGTCGCCGCAACGTAGGCCGTTTCGGGGTCGCGAGAGACCTGCCCCACACGTCGAGCGGTAGCCGACGTCGGAACGCCAGAGTAGCGCACCACGTCGTCTCTTACGACACGCGGATAGGACACTACCGATTGCGTTGTGCCCAGCAAGATGCGTTGCATAGCGGCTTATGTAACACGCTCACAAGAAAAAGAAAACCCGGCTAGTGCCGGGTTGCAACGTATGGATTCGAACACACATGTTCCCGAAGAAAACCGACGCAAATCGGCCACGATCCGCCACACCGTGATGCGTTGCGCTGTCAGCCTACCTCCCACGCAACGGGATAGCAATACCGGCATCCAACAACTGACGCATCAGGCTAGCCATGTCTTTGGGAGACAGCGCCAGCCACGGTCGGGCAGGCATGCGCCCGCGCCCGTAGTGATGGATTGCGCCCAGGACACTATGCGTTGGGCTTCGCTCGCCCGTCGTCTTAGCCACACCGCCGACGAATCTGGTAGCGGCGGACGTACCGGCACCAGGAGCAATGACGATGGTGAACCCCTGTTCCGTCACGACGACGGAGACAGCCGCAACGCTACCGAGTAGCCCGTTGGTGATGGTGAGGTTGACGCCGGGGTTGCGACCCGCCGCGACTTTGGCGTCTTTGTAGTGCTTGCTGTACTTCAAAAACGGCTTGTCCCTGACGTCGAGCCCTTCTCCAGTGCGGTCGCGAATCAGGCTAGGCGCCAGCGTGGCCACGAGCTTGGCAATGCGCTCCATCGGCACACGGGGAGGACCGCCAGAGCGAGTGACAACGATACTCATTCCAATATCTCGATCCCACGTCGTCGGGCTTCCGCGAGAGTCATCGGGGACCAGACGTGCCGACAGTTGTAGCCGCCTGCGAACGCATCGACAGGGAGCCCTTGCCCGTTGTTGGCTTGGGCAATGCCCGACTCCGTAAGCGCCTTGCCAACGTGGACACGGCAGAATGGTCTGTTGCGGCTGTCTTCAGGGCCGCTGTAGATGTACACCAAATCAACGAGCCCGTCGGCAGCTTCCGTCGCCGCACGGATGACAGCCGTCCTGCCGGCCGCCATGACCGACGCGTCAACAGCCGCTTGGGCACGCGTGACGCTTGTCCCGATGGCACCGGCTACGCCCTCGATGAGGTCCGCGAGACTGGCGCTTGTCGTCGTCCCCAATGCGATGGCGCGACGAATCGTCGACGACGCATCGCCAAACACGTTGGCAATATCGGCTGTCTGCGATTTGACGATGGCGTCAATCTCCGTCACGACGGAGACAGGGAGGTCAACGCCGCCCAATGCCGCCAGGGCAGACTCAATCGCCCTGTCGCGCAACACGCCCTCAACGGCTGTCAGCCCTCGGACGCGCATGGCTTCGTCTATTTGAGAAGCAACCTGTGCAGCCACGCGACCTTGTGCTTTGACGAGCGTGTCTTCACCGGGGGCGGTGTTCAAGCGAAGCAGTGCCCGTCGGATCTCGCGATCCAACTGCACGCGGATGGCTTCAAGGTCGGCCACCGCCGCATCTGCGACGGGGCCGGACCTGTCAGATGCCGCCATTAGAGAGGCCCCCACTCGTCACGAGGTGGAGGTGGCGCAGCGTGACCGCCAAACGTCATCAATCGCCTGACGTTCTTTCCCCACATCTGGCCATCGCCATCTCGGGAAAACCGTCGGACAAACGTTGGACGATTGCTGTTGAATGCACCGCAGAACGTCACCACTTGGCTACCGTTCTTGATGGCGATTCGGTCAACCACGCCCGTTGCCGTTATCTCGTCCCGTGTGTCGATGACCATAGCGGCATCAAGCTGTCTCATTGGTTGTTGTCTCCCTCATCAACCGTATCAGACTCCACCGTCGTCGTCTCGCGCATCGTCTGCGCCCCATCGGTTGGCGAGGCAAAGAGCGACTGCAACGGCGACAACGCCGGGACTTTCTTGATCTCGCCAAGGTACTCCATCGCCTCAGCCCGGTTGCTCGACAAGCCCAGCATGACACGCGCATCAGCGTCGTCGATAAGACCCGCCGTCTTGAGGTCAAGCACGCGTTGCGCCTTGACGTTGTCGTCCTCGTAGGTCTTGGACACTCCCATTGAGACCGACGCATACGCACCGCCAAACGACGACGGCGCCGATGGGCTGTAGCGTTCCAAGATGTCGATCAAGACAGGCAAGAGATACTGCTCTTCCGTGTGCTTGTAGATCGGGCGCATCTCCGAGACGCGTTGTTCATGTGGGGCGTTGGCTATCATGCGAGAGATGCCCGACTGTGGCGAGCCAGGCTCGACGCTGTAGGCATCGGGGCTGTTGCCTCGGGACACGCCCAACTCGTGGAGGTCACGCGTTGCGCTTGTCTCAATGGCCACATGGTTAGCGCCAGCCGTCAGGTATTGGATCGTCTCGCCATTGCCGACTTGCACCACCGTCGACGGACCCGACACAAGTTCGGACGTCTCGCGCATGGTGCCCGCATAGATGAGCATTGCGTGGGCTTGCATGTCGATCACATGCTGGCGATTCGACCTCGACACGTTGAGGGAGTCGACGTTGATAAGCACGTCACGGTCAGGCTCAGGCCAGAACCCACCCGACGGCGGCTCGGTCCTGAAGAACACGCCGGGGAAGAGCCCGTCGTACACCTCGGACGGCGTCGCCTTGTGTCCGTCCTCAGAGACACGCCGATGGGTCCATGGGCCGTACTTGGCAACGGTGCCGTCATCGTGCTCCGTGAATGTGCGCGACCAGACCCACCAGAGTTCAACAGCCGACGACGTCTGTGCTCGGGCCTGACGGAAGGCGACAAACCAAAGAGACTCAGGCGCATCGGGCGCCGATGGGTGGTTGATTGTGACGACGTCGTGAGGCCAGTAGATGTGCGCCACGGGCTTGCCTTCGTCGGCGTCGTCGACCTTGCGATAGCCCAGCATGACGACAGCAGCGCGTGCGCCAGTGTTGGCGCGTCTCTCAATCTCCGGCATGAGCACGTTGATGCCGATGTCTTCAAGTGCTTCGTCGAACGCCTCAGCCCTCGGGTCTTCATGGTCGACGGCCACGTCGTCATCGGTGAAGAGTTCGCGTTGAGCAGGCTCGGTGTACACGCCGGAGTCCTGGCGAGCGAAGAACCGGAGCCAGTTGACAGGGTCAATCGGGATCTTGTCGCCGGTCTGGGGATATCGATCCCTCAGCGCCGCCTTGACGATGCCCTGTTGATCGCCGCTGTAGCGTTTGGCGAGACCTCTCACGACCGTCTCATAGTCGGCAGGCCGTTGGCGTCGACCCGCCGTCAACAGGTCAAGCAATTGCTCAGGACCCCACACGCCAGCGTCGGCGCGGATCTGATTGACGATGGCGTCGCTTTCGGCGTTGAGTTTGAGCATGGCACGCACACTAGCATGGTGCGTGTCAAGGGGCTAGGCCACTCGACCCCAATCATCAACGACGGCGTCAGATTGCGTTCTGGACGTTGGCGCTTTCCGATGGACAGGGAAGAGCCGATGTGCCGCATAGCCCAGGGCGTCGAGGATGTGCGACATGTCGGAAGCGCCGACTTTCTTTTCAGGCTCGCCGTTGCGGTCTAGGGCTTGAGTCTCCAAGGCTCGACACAGATGGGGGCAGGCATCGGCGTCGATGGTCAGACGTCGATCCCTCAGCAACACGTTGACGGTGTTGACGCGTTCCATGATCGGCGGGTTGGCCTTGGGATGGTCAGGACGAAAGCCAGCCTGTAGCAACAGGTGAATGTCGGAGAGTGTCGACGTCGTATGCAGCGACGCGCCCGATGCGTCAGGGTGCGCCTTGATCTTCATCGCGAAGACGTCTTCACGGGTGTAGCGGCGTCCCTTGGTCTTCTCCAAGTGCGCCATGATCCACTTAGCGGTGCGCTCAGCGTGTTCGTCTGTCGTCGTGCCGCCCTGCTTGATCACCTCGCCAACGACGTGCAAGACGCGCCTGTCGTCGTCGACCTCAGCGACGATCCACTGCGCATCTCTGACGTTGAAATCGCACCCGATGACGAGACGGCCCCGGCCAGGCGTGACGACAGGTGGCGCGCCACAATGGATGCGCCGATCAAATCGCGAATAGACGCGACCACCGCGAGCGGTCCTGACACCGTCGAGCTTCTCCTTGATCGCCTCATCGGTGCCCAGACGTGACCGCGATTCGTCGACGTAGGACGGAGGCAAGAACGGATTGTCAGCCGTGCGGATGACGTAGGCCCGCGTCGTCGTCGACGGCTTCGACAGCACCAGTTCATAGGCAGGCCCGTAGCCCTCGGGAGTGCCGGTCAACAGGGTCTCAAGGGCAGTGCCAGAGCGGACACGCTGCATTGCCGGCACAAGGGCCTCAGGGTCACAGAGCTCCCATTCGTCAGCCCACAAGCCAATCGCGTTGATGCCCTCGACCGCTCGGGGCTTGTCGAGGCTGCGACACCAGAACTCAAACCGCTTGGCGCCGCCGATCTCAAAGATGTGGTCGCTCTTCCAGTGCCGATAGGGCAAGCGCCAGTCATCGAGGTACCGCATGGTGCTGCGTTCCATGACGTCGCGCACCATCGGGTAACTAGGCTCGGTCCCAAGGATCGGGCCGTGCTGGCCGTGCCTCAATCCGAGGTCCACCATCCATGCGACACCCAACGAGGTCTTGCCGCTACCGTAGCCGCCAGACACAACGCGGATGCCAGGGCCACGGTCCGCGAGTACCATGAGGTGCTTGTCGCCAAGTGCGACGCTTGCGCGCTTCACTTGATGACTGGCGTGAAGTCGACGCCGTCGACCGAGTCAGCAGCCGCCGTAGTCATCCGGCCTGGCGGGCCGTAGCGAGCGGGGTCAAGCGCCGCGAGCAACGTCACGATGGCGCTACGGTCGCCAGCGTCGGCAAGTTCTTTCAGCTGCCGCTCAAGGTCGGCGACGGAGACGGGGGGTAGGTCTTCCTGTGGCATGTCGGGTTGCCACTTTGCATGAGGTGCCAGCGTGAAGCCCAGCACATGAGCGCGGCAGCGTTGGCGCAACTCGGGCGACGCTTCAGCAACGATGCTGGCGACGTTGTCAGACACGTCCTCACCAACGCCAACGGCAGCCTCGGGACGGCCAACGCCAACGGCATATTCCAGCCGTAGGATCTCGACAGTGGCGTCACGCAAGAAGGGCGGCAACAGTAGGCGCCCCGCCTGCTTGCCAGATGGCTTGCGGGGGAAGTTCAGCATAACGCGACAAGTATGCCAGTCGATGGCACAAAAACGCAACCACCACAAAGGCCGAACCCCACCCCTTGCAGAATCGCAGGGGCAGGGCTCACGAGCAGTGACTAGGCTGCACCTCGACAGGCTAGCCGATGTCGACAGGTTCGGCAACCGTCTTCGCTGCATCGGCAACTCGCCACTCATCAAGGGGGCAATCGGACTTCATCGCATCATCAACCAGCATCCTCAGCACCGCCGAAGCAGGGCACCCCCTAGAAGCCAGCCATTCGGCTTGTGCTGGCGTCAACGAGACTTGGCAGGTGCTGGCACGGCCAGAGGGTGCGAGGCGCTTGGGGCGGGTTTTAGAGCGTTCCATGTGGACTCCAAGAGAAAGCCCGCCAGTGTGTGGCGGGCTTGGGGGGGGGTGGTTCAAGCACCAACAACGGAGATGATCTCCCAGTTGGCCGAGTAGAGCGCACGAGCATAGAGCGTGAAGTCGGCCATGTTCTTGACGGTCTTCACGTTGGTGAAGGTCTGCTTGAGGATGGGCGAGTAGGTCTCGAAGGTGATGGTCAGCATGTTGGTGTCTCCCTTGCGAGCCGCTTTGTGCTGCTCACATCCACACTATGCAGCACAGACAGCAGACTGTCAAGCACTGCGTCAAAGAAAGTTTGAGATCCGCATCGTGCAGCCGTTTTAGGCTGCACATCGAACCAGGGCGCCGCCTTAGCGCCCCGATCCGTTCAGAAGTTGGATTCAGCCGTGAACTTCCCATTAACGTAGATGCGGCAAGGAAACTGGGCGAACATCTTGCCGTTGGAGCTGAACTTGTAGACCGTGGTCTGAACCAACTCGACAGCGCGGCCTGAAGCGTCGGTACCGCTGATGTTGAACTCGCAGCCGTTGACGTGACGGACATTGACACCAGACAGCTTGCCAACTTTGCCAGCGACCTTGGCAGCCATGGCGACGGCGGTCTGCTTGGCGCTTTCGTAGGCAACGTCAACCATCTTGTCATCGTTCAGTGAACCGTTAGCCTTGTTGATGACGTTATCAATGGCATCGAGACGAGCGGCATCCTGCTTTGTCGTCATCAGTGCGCTACGGAGGTTGTCGACACCGTAGGTTTCGACCAGCACCTTGTGGGCGCGATGCATCTGGCCAAGGACCATCTTGAAGAGGGTGGGGACGGCGGCTGCGAAGGCGTTGTTGTTCATAGGCCCATTGTCACGCACAGTAGCCACACTGTCAAGCACAGTTGTACTGACCGCATCAGGAAGCCAGATCAGGCTTGATCTGTGATCTGTCACCCGCCAAAAGAAAACGCCACCCTTGCGGATGGCGCTTCAAACCTGATCTGAAACTGGGGAAACATCAGGACCAGGTACGGGGTCGAGCCCGTGGGGGGAGGGTACAGGTTAGGTGGGGGGAGTCAAGAATCAACCATCCAAAGACTTTGACGCACCGCGTCCGGTTCTTGGGTCATTCCCGCATCAGTGACCGGGACAGCCGGGACTCTCTAAGAGAGAGAGTCCCGTCCCGTCCCGTTCTTGCTGCCTTTGCCGACGGGACAAAAACCCACAAATCCCGTTCCGTCCCGTTCAGTCCCGTTCAGTGGTTTTCGACTGTTTCGCCAGTATCAGACCGCTAGACCGGACCGGATCGATCACTGCCCATCCGTGAGTTCTGGCAGCGATCAGACCGCAATCAAGCAAATCCCGGATCAGCCGTCCCGGTTGTCCCGATGGCTTGAGGTGGGTGTCGATGGTGCTTTCGGTCCAGCCGTTGTTCACTGACAGGTACTGACGCAACGCGGCACGGGTGAGGTAGGGCAGGCCGTCGAGCGTTTCGGCGCCAGAGCCCCACCAAGCGTTCTCAAAGACTTTCCTGTTCTTGGCACCGGGTTGCTCCTTCTCGCGCACTGGAGGGGCTTCAGCGGCCGCTAGGATGGCGCTTGTGACCGGTGCGCCATCTTCATCCAACCAACCTGGGATCGTCACGCTAGCCAGTTGGCCAAAGACCGGCGGCAGAAGTTCGGCATCCTTGGATTTCTTTTGCGCGATGGTGATCACCTTGTCCTTGCAGGTGACGGAGACCTCGATATCGAGCGCCCCACGCCAAGACGAACTCCCACGCGCCCGCCCTTGTGCCTCATCCGACACGCCAGTGTGATGCACCAACAGGACGGAGCATCGAAACTCGGACATCAACGCCGCGCAACTGTCGAGCATGGCCTTGGCGTCTTGTGCGCTGTTCTCGTCGCCACTCAAGAACCGATGCAGTGTGTCGACGACGATCAACGCCGGACGGACGGACAGGGCCGCGATGGCGTCTTTGGCCTTGAGCAGTCCGGCCTGTGTGTCGAGGTCGCAACCGCTCGACGACAGCAGCAGATTCCCTCGAGGGATCGCGGTGTTGCTCGTTTGCCATGCCGCGAGACGCCCTCGGAGCCCGTGGTGGCCCTCGCCAGCCAGGTAGACTACGGCGCCTGGCTTGACCTTGGCACCCATCCAATCGGGCACGGATGCCGCCATGCGGCAGCACCAATCCAAGACGACAAACGTCTTGCCGCTACCCGACGGGCCGTGGACCATCATCAACGCCTCGGATTGAGCCCAGCCTTTGATCAGCCAGGAGATGGGGGCCGGTTGCGCAGAGAAATCGACGGCATCGATCAGCCACTCGCCAACCGACGGAGACAGCAGCGCGGTGAGGTCTTGACCGGCTTGGACGTAGTCGTTGGCGTCGCCGGGAATGGGAGGGATCACATACCGGACGCCATGTTTTGCGCACGCCTGTTCGGCGGCTCGGAGCCCGACGTGGCCCTTGTCGTTGTCGGCGACGATTGTGATGCGGTTACCGTAGAGCCCAACGAGCGTGCCCGCGACGTCGACAAGGTTGCTTGCGCTGTAGGCGATGGCGCATGGTCGACCCTGAACCTCATGGATGGTTGCCGCCGTTGCGAACCCTTCCGCCAGATAGATCACGCCGTCGCTTGGGACGTCGCCAAGCCGCCAAAACTTGCCCTTGACCTCACCGCCAGGGTGGTAGCGTTTGCCGCCGTCGCCGTCGATGTATTGCAGGCTTGAGATCCCGCCGTCGACGCCAAACAGCGGAACCACCAGCTTGCCATCCGACGTCACCTTGGAGCCGTGCGCCTTGACTCCCTTGCGTTTCAGGTAGGGGTGATCATCGGACGCCGACGGGAGATCATCCCAGATTTCTTCGACAACCTCGGAGATGACTTCACGCTGTCGAGCGACCTCAGCGTCTCGGATGGTTCGCATCTCCGCCATGCGTTTGGCGTGCGCGATCTCTTCAGCCGGGGTCATCGAAGGCCCGCCTTCAGCAGCCCATGAGGCGTCAATCTGACGACGCCAGCAGCCAAACCGTCCAGCGGGTCGACCGTCGGAGTAGGCGACGTACCAGCCGTTTGTGTCCCGACCCTTGCCAGCGGTGCTTTTGAAGCGGTGGATCTTGCCGTCGAGCGTCACCGACGCCGGAGGGTTGATCCCTTCGTAGGCTATGGCGTCGATCAGTTGCTGTTCAGGCGTCCTGTCGTCGACGGCGTTGGCGTGGAACGGGCGATCAAACTTGACCATTGGTAGCCTCGTGGCGAGAGAGGTAGGCTTGAATGGCGGTAAACTTTGAATGGCTGATGTTCAGCGCGCCGTTCTTTCGGGCTCTGTACAGAGTTGCCAACGAGATGCCTGTTGCCTCTGCCAACTCTTTTAGGTTCGCCTTCTTCAACATCTTTGCGACCTCGCAGTTGTCGTACTTCGACAACCCAGTTTTGATTCGCCATGCCTGATGTGCGCCACGGCGCGCCACATCGGCGCGCCTCTCCCGTTCACCTGATTTGGGGTTCTTATTCAACACGGTGGCGGTGTTGAGGATCAATGACTCTGGTACGAGCCTCATCGCCCACCACTCAAAGGCGTCCATGCAGTCGGTGTCGCAGTTGTGGACCACGATCCACTCAAACGCATCAGGACCCCACATCGACCACGACGACTGAAGCGGTTTGCAGTGATGCAAACCGGCTGAAAGTTGTCGGCGGTGTTGTCCCCACCGCTTTCGGAAACTGTACGTCTGGCCGATGTACACCGCACTCGTGTGTCGGTTCCTGATTGCGTAAACCCCTGAATCTTCTTTTGCCATGGCACTCCTTCTCATTTTTGAGGATCTGTACTTGACCGTAGTTCTCATCCGTGAGAAGGTCAACGCACACGGCGCAACCGGAATCTTCCGACCGCGTCACAAAGGAGGCCAGATGGCCATATCGGTAAAGCGGACGGGCCAACTTGGCGCGTCGTCAGTCAAGTTCTTGGGTTACGGGCCAGCAGGCCACGGCAAGACTCGCGCAATCGCGACGTTGCCGACCCCGATCACGTTGTCGGCGGAAGCCGGGTTGCTGTCGATCAAGGAGTTCGACTTGCCCTACGTCGAGATCTCCACGCTGGAGGATCTGTATGACGCATACCGATGGGTGTCGTCGTCGGATGAGGCGAAGGGCTTTGAATCCGTCGCCCTCGACAGCATCTCGGAGATCGCCGAAGTTCTGTTGAGTGCTGAGAAGAAAGTGCAAGTCGGTGGCAAAGCCCGCGATCCTCGCCAGGCCTACGGGGCCATGCAGGATCGGATGGGTGATCTCATCCGTGCCTTTCGCGACTTGCCAGGGAAGCATGTGTATTTCTCTGCCAAACTGGAGAAGTCGGCGGACGAGCTCGGCGCCATCTCCTACGCGCCGTCGATGCCAGGGCAGAAGTTCGCCCAGCAACTTCCGTACTTCTTCGATGAGGTCTTCGCTTTCCGCAAGGAAGCCGGGCACTTCGCACTCATGACCTCGACGGATGGTCTGTGGAGCGCCAAGGACCGCTCGGGACGGCTCGACTTGTGGGAAGCGCCAGACCTCGGAGCCATCATTCGCAAGATTGCGGGGCAGGCATGAGCATGATGCTGGACAACCTGATTGAGCAATGGCGCAAGGCGAAGGAGACCGAAGCCGCCGCCGTCGAAGAGCGCCGCCAGATTGAGGACACCATCGCGGTGATCCTCGGGATCCCCGAAGACCTTGACGGCGTTGTCAAAGTCAGCGGTGTCCTGAAAATCACCGGCCGAATCGACCGCAAGGTTGACGGCGACAAGTTGCAACAGTTGGCGCTTGACGCCGGTCTCACAGACCACCTCTCCGGTCTGTTCAGATGGAAACCAGAGATCAACCGCAAGGCCTGGGACGCGGCGTCAGAGTCAATCACTCGCCCTCTTTTGGGGGCAATCACAAGCAAGCCGGGGCGTCCCTCGTTTGCAATCACCGACAAGAAAGAAGGATGAACCATGGCGAATCTCGGACGTAGCTACATCGAATCAGAAATGCCGAAGGGCAACGGCGGCGGAGACTTCACGCCGATCCCCGACGGGTGGTACGACGTGACCGTGACGGAGGCCACCGTCAAGGCGACGAAGGCAGGGACCGGAGACTATCTCTCCTACCGTTGTGACGTCGTCGGACCGACGCATCAGGGCCGGGTTGTGTTCGGCATGATCACGTTGAGAAACCCCAACCCGAAAGCGGAGGACATCGGCAATCAGCAGATGGGTGAACTCTGCCGCGCTATCGGCGCCGCACGTCTCGACGACAGCGACCAGCTGATCGGCAAGCGGATGACGATCAAGGTGATCACGGAGTCGAGCGCAGAGTACGGCGACAAGAACAAAATCAAGGCGATGAAAGCCAGCGGCGGTGCCCAGGCGCCGTCGACGTCGCCAGCCGCTGCGCCTGCTCCCGCCAGCAAGCCACCGTGGGTCAAATGACCTGACACCGACCGGGGCGCCCGTGGCCCCTTCTTTTTCTGGAGTTTCCGATGGCCCCGATCCCCCCGCCTCGCATCACCATTCAATCGTTGATTGACGCCCACCATGAGCGGGGCCGGGAACCGCCACGTTCACACATGGGAGCAAGCGAGTTGGGCCACGCTTGCGAGCGTTGGCTGTGGCTCAAGTTCCGTTGGGCTGTCGTCGAGCAAGTGCCAGGGCGCGTCTTGCGCGTCTTCCGACGCGGTCACATGGAAGAGGCCACGATCCTCAAGGACCTCCGTGCCATCGGCATCGAGATCCGCGAGACGACAGGCGAGCAAGCCCGCGTGTCTTTTGGCTCACATGTGTCCGGTTCCGTCGACGCCATCATTGACGGCGGTGTGCCAGAGGCACCGCAAAAAGCCCACGTCGCGGAGTTCAAGACGCATTCGAAGAAGTCCTTCGACGACGTCGAGAAGAACGGCGTGGAGAAAGCGAAGCGGACGCATTGGATTCAGATGCAGACTTACATGCATGGGCTTGGCATCGACCGCGCACTGTATGTCGCCGTCTGCAAGGACGACGACAGGATCTACACGGAGCGTGTGCGTTACGACAAAGAGGTAGCAGAGCGAGCCATTGCCCGTGGGCAACGTCTGGCGCTTGCCGACGAGATGCCGCCGCCGTTGTCGACAGACCCTACCTGGTACGAGTGCAAATGGTGCCCAGCGCACAAGGTCTGCCATGAGGGTCTAGGCGTGACGGCGCCGCAGTCATGCCGGACGTGTGCGCACTCCACTGCCAAAGAGGACAGCACATGGCGATGTGAGAAACACAACGCCGACGGAATCCCGCTTGGGTTTCAGCGCACGGGTTGCGCTGATTACGAGTTGCACGATCACCTTTTGCCGTTCTGAGGTTACGCAATGGATGGATTCAACTATTCGATGAAAGCAATCCCAACGACGTTTGCAGGTGTGCGGATGCGTTCAAGGCTTGAGGCCCGTTGGGCGGCGTTCTTCACCAACTGTGGATGGAAGTGGACATACGAGCCCTTTGACACCGATGGATGGGCGCCAGACTTCACGTTGCACATGCCAGCCGGTGATATCTACGTCGAGGTCAAGCCCGTACTGACGCCGCATGTGAGAGACGTTTTCATTGCAGTGGCTCGCCCGCTTGTGTCGAGTGTTGGCGCACGGGCTTTGCTTGTGGGAAGCAGCCTTGATTTTATGAAAGGGTGCTGTGATGCAGCACTGATTGGCTTTGGTATTGGCAAGGGCGCCTATGACCATGGCGACGACATCGGGATTGGTTGCTGCGGCGGACAAAATGGGTGTCAGTTGTGCCCTGGTACAATGGTGAGCATGTCGCCAAACGGTGCAGATTATGAGTGTTGGGTGTGTGGAAGATACGACGGAAACCCTTCGCACGACGCTGTGACGGCAGGCGTTGACGCGTTGTGGGCAGACGCCTGCAACCGTTCACAGTGGCGAGGGTGACCCATGCTTCGCCCCTACCAACAACGCGCCATCGACATGGTCCTAGCCTGGCTTGAGGCCAACAAGGGCAACCCGTGCCTCGTCATGCCGACAGGGTCCGGCAAGTCTCACGTCGTCGCCGCACTCTG